AGCAACCAGAGCCTGTTTCAAGACTATGATTTTGATGGCTCTAACATGTCTGTGTTGCTTGATATCCTTAGCTATAACACTTACTTGAACACTTTCTACTTGAATATGGTTGCTTCTGAGATGTTTATGGATTCTGCACAGCTCAGAAACAGTGTTATATCAATAGCTAAAGCTCTCAATTACACGCCTAGATCAGCGAAGTCATCGAGAGCTATAGTTAACTTAACTTTTGCACAGTCTAATTTAACTACATTTGAGATCCCAGAAAGTACACGCTTCACGGGTAAAAACTCAAACGGGTCTTACACTTTCGTGACTAACGAGACTCTAACACTATATCCGTCAAATAACGTGTTTACAGCCGCTAATGTAAGTATCTATGAAGGAGTCATAGCGCAAGACACTTTCGTGTATAATTCTTCACTCGAGGGGCAGCGATTCATACTGACTAACGAATTGATTGATACTGACTCAATACTAGTCGGTGTCACTGAAGACAATGGTCTGACGCCATTGTCTTACACCAAGTCTACTAGCTTGTTTGGGTTGAACGCTAATTCACAAGTGTATTTTGTTCAAGCTACAGAAGATACTAAGTATGAAATTGTTTTTGGTGACGGTACTTTTGGTAGGAGACCAAAGAATGGCGCGATCATAACCGCTAACTACAGAGTGACTTCTGGAAACGTTGCTAATAAATGTACGTCTTTCATACTAGACGACAATTTAGGGTCTTATAACGGATATGGTTCAGCTATCATACCAAGCATTACTGTTGCTTCTACTTCTTTTGGTGGTGCTGAAGCAGAAAGCATCGAAGAGATTCGTTACAGAGCGCCGAGAAATTTTCAAACTCAAGAACGTGCCATCACGACTGAGGATTTTCGTAACTTAGTACTTCAAAATTACCAATATATTAAGACAGCACATGTGTATGGTGGTGAAACTGCCACTGGTACACCACAGTTTGGTAAAGTATTCATAGCACCGGCAACTTTTACGGGTGAGTTTTTATCAGATGCTGAGAAAGAAGAGATTGAGTCTTATTTATCTGAAAAATGTACACTTGGTATAACACCAGTAGTGGTCAATCCAGATTATCTTTATTTGTTAGTGGATGTCACTTGCAAATACGATGCTAATCAGACTACACTATCACCTTCTGATGTCTCTACTATTGTCAAAAACGCTATAACTACGTTTAATCAAAATGAACTAAACGACTTTAATAAAGAGTTTAGATTTTCACGATTTGAATCTGCTATAAATGCGGCTGACACTAGTATTTCAAGTAACGAGACAAAAGTAACTCTTAAAAAAATAGTTAATGTAGTAGAAAACACACTAGTAACTATAGCAGTTCAATTTCGTAATACCATAACACCGGGTTCTTTTTCATCAAGCGAATTTATCTCAAATGGTAGACGCTATTCATACACCGATTATAATCCAAATGCTAACACATTTCAAGTCACACAAACTTCAGGTAATATCGTAGTCACGAACACTTCACGTGTTGTTTATTTAAAAGATGTTACCGTTCCTGGTATACAAACTTATCAAAATGCTGGATCCATAGACTACATCACTGGAACAGTTTCACTAAACCAAATAAATATATTTGATAAAGTAAATGAAAACGGCATTATTTTCTATAGTAAACCAGCATCACCAGATGTAAGTTCTAGTAAAAATGATGTAATAGTCATTGATTTATCTAACATTAATATTACGGTGAAAACTACCTGATGTCTATAGAAAAGTACGTATCACCTTTCATAGCTAGGCAGTTCCCGTCATTCTACAACGACGAGGGACCAAATTTCATAGCGTTCGTAAAAGCTTATTACGAATGGATGGAGTCTACCGGTAAACCCATCGGTGAAGCGAGGTCTCTACTTGAGTATCTTGACATAGACACTACGTCAGATACGTTTATAAAGTACTTCAAGAATACACTTATCAATTCACTACCAGAGTCAGTGGTGATTGATAAAACTTTACTGATGAAACATGTTTTAGAATTATATCGTTCTAAGGGTACTAAACGTGCTTATGAGTTATTGTTTAGACTTGTGTATGGTGAAGACATAGAACTTTATATACCCAGTGAATATATATTTAAGCCTTCCGACAATACATGGAGAGTTCCCACTTATCTTGAAACTACTGGGCATCCTAAATTATCTTTATTAATAGGTACCAAAATAAGAAATAATGCTGGTGCTTCTGCTATAGTTGAATCTGTAGATAAAAAAATAGTAAGTGGTAGGACTATAAACATTCTTACTATCACTAATGTTTCTGGTGATTTCAAACGCGGAGATAGAATTTATCAATCTATTTCTAATGACGTTACTTCTATAGATGGTCCAATAATCATTGGATCATTAAATGCTATAGCTATAACAAGTGGCGGCACTGATTACACCAAAGGAGAAATATTAGACGTTCTCGGTAATGGTATACAGGGTAAAGCTAGAGTTGTTTCCGTAGCTGATCAGTTTAATGGCGCTATAAATTTCTTACTATTAAATGGTGGTACTGGGTTTTCTACTAATGCTACCGTTACAGTAAAGCAGACTCTTAATTTAGATATAGTAGATACGGTTGGTGTTTTTTCAAATGGTCAAGTCTTAGTAGACACAACGACTAATGCTAATGGCACTATAGTATTTGCTAATAGTTCTTTTATAAGAATAATCGACCGAAGCACGACTCTATCATTTAGTGTTGGTAACCAAGTCAACACATCTAGTGGTTCAGCTACCATAGATAGAATAACCGGCGGTACCGGTTCCGGTGCTTCTTTTAAAGTCGGTGGCATAGTAGATAAAGAACTGCTTAACTTAAACACTGACTATATAAATGATTACTCTGGTTTAAACTTAGACAGAGTGTCAAATACCTTACTACTTGAATTAACTTCTGTTACAGGTACATTTAACGCGGGTGACACAATCAATAGCACTGCAAACGTCTTGATGCTTGAGGGTAATAAGTTATCTGCTAACAACGTAGCTAACGGTGAGTCATTCTCAAACTCTTCATTAGGTATATCAGGATTATACGTGTATCGAGCCGATGTCAGCCACGCTTGGGTCACTTCATCGACTGACTCAGATCTTGATAATGCAAACATAGTTGCTGGAGTCATACTAGTAAGTAACACCAACTCATCTGTGTTAGAATTAGTAAGAACACCAACTAAGCAGACTATAACTGGTAATGCTACTATAGATACAGTTACCGGAAGTAATGTCACGCTATCAAGCGTCAACGGGTACTTTGTTCCAACAAAGACTGTGACGTCTAACTCCGGTGCTACGGGAAATGTATCAGTAGTGACTCGCTTAACTGATTGGAATTTTCCCAAGAGCGCTTTCAATCCGACTAATTTAGACTCCACTATTGAGTCTGCTTTAACTTATACAGTCTTTGAAGTCGGTACGATATCATTTTTGTCATCTATAAACCCTGGATCACAATACACTTCTAAAGTGTACATAGACGTCATTGAACCAAACGTAGCTGCGTTGAATATAACTGACGCATTTGGCAACATCAAGGGTCATAATGCTGTAGTTGATTCAAAGATAGTCGGTGGTAACGGAATTATATCTTCAGTACAAATAATCAACTCTGGATATGGTTACTTAGATGGAGAAACAGTTATTCTTAGCAACAGTAATAATGCAACTATAGTCGAAGGATCTACTATAGTTGGCATGCCTGGTCTTGGCGAGGGAAGGTGGCTAAATAGAAAGAGCTTTGCTAGTGATGAGATGAAGTTACAAGATAGTCTTTTTTATCAAGATTTTTCTTATCAAATTATAGCAGAAAAAATGTTATCAATGTATGAAAACATTGTTAGAAACTTAATACATCCAACTGGAATAGCGTTATATGGAAGATACAGACTGAATGATGAGATTCTTGATGATACATCTAGCTTCGTTGAGTCTTCTATCTCTCAAAATTAGGTAGAGTAAAATGTCATCTTTGCTTACAATAAATCACTTTGTTAATACTGCTAATAGTTTTATTCAAGATATAAAAAGTAGCTCAAACACACACTATGTGTTTGCAGCTAGACACTTTCCATGGGTAAATGCTAATGGTGTAAATGATGACTCTGCAATAGGAAATGTTAGCACATCAGTCGCACAGACTGAGCATGATGTTTATAATGAGATTTTATATGGTAAACTTATTCAATCTACTGATGTTAGTCATGTAGTTCCAAGGTACAACTGGACTTCTAACACAGTGTACCCAGCATATGATCAAAATGATACTGCTCTGTATACAAAACAATTTTTTGTTGTTACTTCAGGAGCTGGTGATGAGTATAATGTTTATAAGTGTCTTTATAATAACGGTAACACAGCTAGCACTATAAAACCATCACTTCAAATAACTTCTGGTACTTTTGAGACTGGTGATGGCTATGTGTGGAAGTACATGTACACCATAGATGCGACTTCTAACACAAAGTTTACTACTACAAACTTTATACCGGTAGTAGCTAACACACAAGTACAATCTAACACTATACCAGGAACAATAGATGTTATAAAGATTGCCAATGGAGGAACTAATTACAATGTTTATGAGATTGGACAAGTACAAGCTATCATAGATAGAAATAACATCAAGATATCTTCTAACTCTTCTTCTTTTAATAATTACTATACTAACTCATCAATATACTTAAAGACTGGGTTTGGTTCTGGTCAAGTAAGAGAAATTTCTAGTTATAATGGTACTTCTAAAGTAGCTACAATAGCTGATCCAATTGATTTATATGTAAGATATGATTTAGTAAACACTTCTTTCATTGCTGGTGGTGGCGCAGTCGGTGAAAAAATGGAACAAGTCATAGATAATATTGATTTTCTTTATAGAGTTGGTTATGTAAATCCTAACTCTAATGTAGTGCAAACAGATACTTCTGTGTCAGCTATAGTAGATTCATCAAATACATCTACAATATCTGTATCGAGATTCAATAAGAATGTAAATTTTAATAATATTTTACCACTAAGAGATACTTCTGATACAGGAACAGCTACAGCATCTATACAAGTAAATACTAGTAATTCTAGTGGTTTATCGGTTGGAGTCGTGCTTACTAATGGAACCGGCTATACATCAAACACGACTGTGACTATAACTAGTGTCACTGGTACGGGCGGAGTAGCTAATGCACAAGCTAACTCGACTGGTAAGATCACGACTATAAACATAGCTAATTCGGGTAATGCTTATGCTACAATACCAACAGTAGTTGTCGGTGCACCGACTGCACAGACTTTTAACGCTAACACAGACGTGACTGCTGGGAGTAATGCTGGTTCAAATAATGTTATATCATTATACACCGCTAATGTTTTTGTAGTCGGTGACCAAATAACATACTCAGTATCTTCTGGTAACACTGCTATTGGTGGGTTGAGTAGTAACACGACTTATTTTGTTCAATTTGCTAATGCTACACACATAGCTTTATGTCTTACAGCAAACACAAATGATGCTAACAGGATACAACTGACGAAAGGTTTGACTGAGTCCGGTCACATTCTTCAGGGTAAAACAGCCACTGCCACGATATACCCAGCTAGTTTTGTAGTCACTAACGCAACTGCTACTGCGCTGACCACTTCTTATTCTAACAATGATTTCATTCGTATCGGTGACAATGCGAATACTAACATCAGAAGAATAATGACTGTGAATGCTACTACTATAACAGTCAATTACCCATTCAGCAACACGCTGACTAGCAACACGACTTTTAAAATGAATACAGCGTTAGAACCATCTTCAATAACCACCACTTTTGCTAACGGCATTATCAGTAACAGCAACATCAATTCTAGAAAATTAACTATAGCTAATACTAGTGTAGTGGGTGCATCTTTCATTCTTGGTGAACGTGTTGATCTTCTTGATTATGCAAATACTTCTTTAAATGCTAATGGTACCGTTGCTTTTAGTAACTCTACTACTATTTTCATATCTGGTGTTAACGGCACTTGGACAGCAAATAATAGAATAAAAGGTGCTTCTTCACTCTTAACAGCTAATGTTATGTCAGTAGATACTAACCCAAATGTGACTATTAAAAATCCTAATGGTACTTTTTTGATAGGCAGAAGAGTAGATTTTAGAGACAGTACCACTAATACTGGTATAGCTTTAATCAATGATATAATCAATTTATCACAAGATGTAGTCGAGTATGAGATAGGACCAACAATAAAAATAACTGGTGATGGTAATGGTGCTATAGCTGTAGCTTCTGTTAATACTTCTATTGGCGCTGGAAATACAATTAATAAGATCACAGTAATTAATGCTGGTAATAATTACACAGAAGCTAATGTAACAATATATGCTAATACTTCTTATGGCAGTAACGCTGTAGCTAATGCTATCATATCTCCTCTACTTGGACATGGTGCTGATCCTGTTCATGAACTTGGTGCTAGATACGTAAGCATTGATGTTAAGTTTGACACAGCATCAAATGAATCTTGGTATTTTCCTACTATTGTTACTGCTAGAAAATTTGGTATCATAAAAAATCCAACATTTGCTAATGTTAATTTTACACTGACTAACTTTGATAGAGTAAGATTGACTACAAATAATATAAGTGGATGGACTAACGGCGAAATAGTAGTACAAGGATCTTCAAACGCCGCTGGTGTAGTCACTACTAGTAATTCTACAACATTAGAATTAAAAAATGTTAAGGGCACATTTGTAAATACCGCAAATGTTCAGTCTACAATATATGGTTACTCTTCTGATAAGACAGCTAATGTTACTGCAGTATCTGTATTAAGATTTTTTGCTAATGATGTAGCTACACAAGAAAATGGAGCTAATGGTATTATTATAACTGGTGCTAATTCATCTAATACAGAAGTTTACATGACTCATGTTAGTGGAAAAATGGTTAATGGTTCCATTATAAGCACGTCTTCAAACGCATATGCGACCATCAATAGCATAAGTTCTTTTGATAAGACTAAGAATCTTTCTACTACCTTTGGCAAAAGATTCAATCAGACTTCAAGAATAACACTTGCTTCAAACACAGGTAGTTATATTGATGATGAATATGTAACACAAACTGGCACTGGAGCTAGAGGAAGAATCTTAAGTGACGTTAGTGATTTAGATTTAGTCATAAATAACTTAACCGGTTCTTTTGCAATAGGTGATAATTTATATAATTTAGCAAACACAGCTAATGCTAAAATAACATTTGCAAACAGTACTTACTTAAAACTAACAAACGTTTCTAATACTTCTGCGTTTGTTGTTTCTTCTAATGTGAGCAATGGCTTAGGAGCTTCTGCAAACGTAGGCAATGTTCATACAGTAATCATAGTAAGTGATGTGACTAAAACAGTAAACTTTTCATCCTCAAACTCAAGCCAAACAATTATAGGTGCTAATTCGGCCGCTAATGGTGTTCCATTATCAGTAACTATACCGGATCTTGTAAGAGAAACAGGCAAAGTATTGTATTTAGAAACTTCAAATACTGTTGTTACTCGAGAAATAAATAGCACAGAAGAAATCAGACTAGTACTAAAGTTCTAATCAAAGGGTCTATACAGAATGCCTTTAGAAACTAATTTTAACGCGGCTCCATATTTTGATGATTATGATCAAGCTGACAATTATTACAAGATCCTTTTTAAGCCAAGCACGGCTGTTCAGGCTAGAGAACTTACTCAGATCCAGAGCATAATACAGGATCAAGTAGATAAGTTTGGTCGACACATATTCAAAGACGGATCTATAGTAGAAGGTTGCACAGTATCATATGATTCACAATATGAGTACGTAAAGCTTCAAGACTTAGACACCAGTGGCACAGTCATCAATGTTAAAGATTATATTGGTAATAAACTAGTAAACATTGCTAACTTACAAGCTATCATTATAAATTCTGTCGCTGGTCTAGAAGCTAATGATCCTGACCTAAACACAGTCTACATCAGATACTTGAACTCTGCTCTGTATGCTAACGGTGTACAACAAAAAACTTTTGACGCCGGTGAAGATGTATTCATTAGGACAACTACAGATACAAATGTAGCTAACGTAATTGTAGCTAGTGCTTCTTACTCGCCTATTGGTAAAGGATATGCTGTATCAGTTAACGAAGGTGTGATATTCAAGAGTGGATACTTTGTGCGAGTAGCGCCACAAACCACTATAGTATCAAAGTATGACACTAATCCACAGAATAAAGCTATTGGGTTTGAACTTGCGGAATCAATAGTTACGGCAGATACTGACGAGAATCTTTATGATAATGCTATAGGTTCACCAAATTTTAACGCTCCAGGTGCTAGCAGACTCAAACTATCCGCGACGCTAGTTTCTAGAGTCAGTGAGAACACTTCGACAAACTCAGCTACTTCAAACACTAATAACTTTTTCTCTATTGTTAACTTCAGAGATGGTCTACCTGCAATCATTAACACCGATCCTCAATATGCTAAAATCGGTGCTGAGATGGCTAAAAGAACTTATGAAGAGAGCGGCAACTACATTGTAGATCCATTTGAACTATCAGTTTCTGCTAACACGACTAACGCAAACAACTTGGTGCTTGAAGTAGACAAGGGTCTTGGTTACGTCTATGGTTACAGAGTAGAATTCTCTGATAAGAACAGAGTAGACATAAGAAAAGGCACTGATAGTGTTTACTTCCCAAATCAGATAGTAACAGCAAACTACGGTAACTACGTATACGTCAAAGAACTATGTGGTCCGTTTGATATCTTTAATTTAGATGAAGTTGAATTATATTATAACGGCAACGCCGGTTCATTGCACGTTACAAATAATGATTATGCTAGTGCTTCAGCACCGACTACAAAGATCGGTACTGCTAGAGTAAGAACTATAGAATATTACAGTGGAACACCAGGTACCCCTGACGCTCAGTATAAAATGTATCTGTTTGATATCAAGATCACAGAAGGCAATCGTTCTTTCGCCGACACGCGTGTCATATACGCCACGGACGGCAGTTCTGTAAAAGCTTTTGCCGATCCAGTACTAGTGAGCGGAGAAGCTGTCTTGCGTGAGACTGCTAACCGTGACATGGTCTTTAGCTTGGGTAAGAATGCTGTAAAGACTATCAATACTACACCAACTTCTTTTACCTATAGGACTAGTACTACTAGAACTTTTCAAGCAAATGGTTCTGCTAGCATCACACCACCGACTTCACATCCAGGCGGCACAGATAAGATAGCACTCACTGGATCTCTATCTGAGGGTAACGAATCTACTTTCATTGTAGTGCCTAACACCGCTTCCAGAGCAGCAAATGCTACGGGCACAGTCACTGTTACTCCTGGTTCAAACGTTGTTACCGGTTCTGGAACTTCATTTACAACCGAATTTGCGGTTGGTGATTATGTTTATGTAGCAAATGCTACTGCAGTTACATATAATATACGTCGTGTAACATCAATAACAAATACAACTTACATGACAGTCGCAAATACATTTAGTAATGCCTTGAGTTCTAATGCTTATGCTCGTTATTTCCCAGCTGGTATACCAATCAGTTTTTCACGTGAAGATTCAGCTAACGTCACCATAGCTAGTGATGGTTTATCAGGAACACTTAATCTTGGTGTAAATCTTGGTAATACATTTGTAGCTACTATTTATTATGACGTCTTTAGAGATCAAGCTACTCAAGCTGCTAAAGTAGTTAATAAAAATAGATATGTAAAGATAGCTGCAAACACGCATCCAAGCAAAAATGTTGGTCCATGGTCTCTCGGTATATCTGATGTGATCAAAATAAGAGCTGTGCATCAGGGCATAACGTATGCTAATACTAACCCAAATTATGCAGATAAATTTATACTCGATAATGGTCAAAGAGATGGGCATTATGGTTTAGCATCAATTAGCTTAAAACCTGGCGCCGGGCATACAGTGGGTGCTAACGATTTATTTTTGATTGAATTAGATCATTTGACTCCAGATTATTCTGGTGGAATAGGTTACTTTTCTATCAATTCATACCAAATAGATGATGCAAATACTTCTAATACTACAGCTATTCAAACTGCGCAAATCCCGGTATTCACGTCTAGTACTGGTGCATCACTAGATCTTCGTGATTGTATTGATTTTAGACCATATGCTAATAATACAGCAAATAGTGCTACAATAATAGCTGATGCTACAGTTAACCCAAGTACTTCTTTAGTATTAAAGATAGACAGTGATGGTGCTTATTCCATAAAAGCAGATTCTAACTTCAATACTGCTTTTTCTTACTACTTGGGTAGAAAAGATAAAGTTGCTCTGTCATCAGAGGGCAGAATAAATGTAATTGAGGGTGCCCCATCCCCAACGCCAAGTGCACCACGAGACATAGATGGTTCTATGACTCTGGGTGTGTTGACTATCCCACCATATCCTTCACTATCACAAGAAGATGTAAAAACTTTCAACAGACCAGAATACGGTGTGTCTATCGATCTTCAACAATATCGTCGTTACACCATGCGTGACATTGGAGTACTAGATAATCGATTTGCTAGACTAGAATACTACACTTCATTGTCACTGTTAGAGTCATCTGCCAAAACTCTAATCATTAAAGATGACACTGGTTCTGAGAGATTCAAGAATGGATTTATTGTAGACTCATTTAAGGGCTTCACAATCGCTGATACATCAAGCACTGAATTTAAAGCAGCGGTTGACTATAAAGTACAAGAACTAGCACCGACTATTTCTAGAAACATGATCGATCTAGATTTCAACGCTAGTAACAGCACAAACGTCACTAAGACCGGGAGCCTCATTCATCTATCTAGTAACACGGTCCCTTACATAGAACAAAGCTTTGCTAATAAAGTAAGAAACTGTGCAGAAAACATCATATACGTGTGGAACGGTAACGTCACTCTTGACCCACCAGGTGATGCCGGCGTCGACCTTGATGTTAACCCAAGCATTGTGGGTAATATCGATTTATCAGGCATTACCACTCTAGTGAACGCTTTGCCGAGCATCATCGGCACCGAAAGAGTCGTCAGTACATCTACTGCTGAGAGAGTGATACGTAACACCACTACTCAGAGTATGGTCAGTGGAAGATTGAGTAACATCAACTCTCAAGACGTTGAAGCAATCACCACGACCACTACTGTTCGACCCGATCTAGACTTTAGCGCTTCTACTATCTCAAACAGGTTTGATTTCGGTGAGATCGTTCAAGACGTCTCTGTACAATTATTCATGAGACCCAGAAGAGTAAGATTCACCGCTTCTGGAATCAAGCCAAACACGAGAGTTTATCCATTCTTTGATAGCATTGCCGTCACACAACACTGCACTCCGACCGATTCAAGCTTTGCCCCCACCGATACACTCGGTGGTGAGTTCACCAGTGACAGCAACGGCTTCGTCTATGGTTTGTTTGATATTCCAGCTAACACCTTTAAGACTGGTGACAGAGTATTCAGACTAGCTGACGTTTCTAACATATCTACTGACTCAAACTCAGTAACCACACAAGCTGCCGGTAGCTACACTGCTAGCAATATAAGCATAACTAAGTCTAGGTTTAGTCTTACTACCAGGTTGCCACAAGTAGCTGTTAATACGATAAATGTTTCTAACAATGTACAATCTTCTAGAACTTTTTCACGTGTAACGTCTATACTTCCAGTACCTCCAGTTGCTACACCGACTGCAACCACTGTTAGAAGAGTTGATCCTATAGCTCAGTCGTTCTTTATTGATAGTGGTGAAGATACAGCTGGTGTTTATGTCCCACAGATAGACGTGTTCTTCAAGACGAAACATCCTACTTTTGGTGTAGAGATGCAAGTAAGATACATGGATAACGGTGCACCGACAACAAAGATCGTACCTTTCGGAAGGAAAGCATTGACGCCGGCGCAAGTTAACGTTAGTGAAGACTCTTCAGCAGTCACTTCTTTCGTGTTTGATTCACCGCTGTTTTTACAAACAAATGAAGAGTATTGCTTCGTAGTAGTGCCACTTGGAAACAACGATGGTTATAACTTGTGGGTGGCTGAGATAGGTGGCACCGACGTGTTGACTAACATACCCATTTACGTCAACAACTCTACCGGTGTATTGTTCTCTTCTTCTACTAATAGCATATGGACACCATACCAAAAAGAAGACGTTAAGTTCGTCATTCATCGTGCTAAGTTTTCATCTAACACTGGAACGATTATTTACAATAACGCTAATGATGAGTTCTTTACTGCTAATAATTTCTATGGTGATTTTAGAGCAGGTGAAAAGCTATATGTATCAAATGGTATAGTAGTAATGACTTCTAACGCTAGTGGAAATAGCACATCAAATACGGTCGCTGTCTATAATAATGCCTCACCAAATGCTGTTAGCCTGTTTTCTGCCGCTAACAGTGGTTACATATACGTTACTTCTAACACTGGTGAAGTGACTGATGTCAGATACATAACATCAATACCAAACACCACACACATCGTATTAAACTCAAATTTAAGTTTCACCGATTCTAATTGCTCTATTGGTTACATCGCTGCTAATGGTGGACTGTATGGTTATGTTTCTCGTGTATCTTCTTCACAGAATTTGCTTCACGCGTATCAGAGCACAGCTAACTCAACAACCGGATTTACTAATGTAGTATTTGGTTCTGCTAATGCTTTACTCATCGGATCTGAGAGTGGCGCTAGAGCAAACTTAGTGTCGGTTGATTCTTTGACTTACAGTGTCGTAGTCCCGCAGTTCTCTTACATCACACCATCCGGAACCAATGCTTCTGTAAGATTGAAAGGTATGAATACTTCAGGTTCCATTGATTCAGATTTCACCGTTGTTACTTCTGACATGGAAACTTTCTTTACTGATAAAGAGAGAATCATCAGGTCTAGGTCAGTGGAACTACAGAATGGTGGAACAAAAAGCTTAATTGTATCAGTGCCACTGACTAGCATTAATGATCAATTGAGTCCAGTGTTTGATGATATCAAGTCAGACATGCTAGTTATTAAAAACGTGATCAATTTTACTTCTAACACTACATATGAAGTAAACCCAGCAGGTGGTGATGCAGCTGCTAAGTATGTTTCTAAGCGAGTTGTACTAGCAGAGGGTCAAGATGCGGAAGATTTACTTGTATATCTTTCCGCATATAAGCCAGCAAACACAGACATAAAAGTTTACACCAAGATACTAAACGCTGATGACTCAGAGCAGATTGAATCAAAAGCATGGACTCTGTTGAATCAAAATACTTCTTCCGCTGTAATAAGCAGCAGAATTGATCGCAATGACTACAAAGAGTTTGTATATGACGTACCATTTAGATACTCAGTCAATGCTGCATCAAACACTGCCATGTCTGACTATGCAATATACAGTACATTTATATCTACCGGTATATCAGGAAATGCTTTATCTATAAGCAACTCTTCTGCTCTCTCGGTCGGCTCTTTGCTCTATTACGTCGGCACAAACGCTAACGGACTGTCTAATGGTTTCTATAGCATACTGACTTCTAACACGACATCATTGAAGCTAGCTACACCGGGTTCAACCACTGAGCTATCTATAACTAATACAGATATTACAAATACAAGTCCAAATTATTTGTATTATATTCCTCAGACGGCATTTAAAGATAGGTATGAATCAAATACCATCTCGTACTATACAAAAACCGGTGCACACTATCATAGTTTTAAGACTTTCTCTATCAAAATAGTCATGGTTTCTGACGAGGGATCACACATAGTGCCTAGAGTGTCTGACATGAGAGCCATAGCATTACAGGTATAACGTGCAGTATTTAAAAGTAAAAGATGCTGAAGAGTTTGTTCGTGATGCAGACTCTTCAGCTATCCTAAATACAGATAACGATTCTCTGCGTGCATACAAAGCTCGCAAAAAGAAAGAAGCTCATCTTGATGCCATAGTAAAAGAACATGAGGAGCTAAAAAGAGATATAAATGAGATTAAAGAACTCCTAAGATCATTAGTAGGACATAATAAATGACTATAACTGTTACCTCTGTCGCTAATACTCAATCATTTGGCGCATGGTTATCTACTACAAACAGACTAGTCGAGATTGTATCTCAAAACACTGTGACTGTCGATACTTCTACCGGTGGTTCAATTTCTACTGGTAACGGTTATGTTAATGGTTACTTCGGTGCTAATTATTTGTATGTTGCAAATGGACTGAGTGGTGGAAACGTTTCTTCTAATGGTGTACTCAACATAGTCTCTAATGTAGCTTTTAAGTATAGCACTAGTAACTTAGTAACACTGACTGCCAATAGTACTGTTTCTGTTTTAATGATTGCAGTAACTAATGTAAATATTACAGCTAATAGTATCTCAATTACTGGTAATACATCATTTGCAAATGCTGTGACTTTTTCTGAAGCAGTCACATTTGCAAATGCTGTAAATATGACTTCTACAAGCCCATCAGTATTTAGTTCAAATGTAACTGTAAATGGCACTGTAAGTGTTGGTAATTCAACGGTTAATACCACAATAAATTCAACGGCGTTTGGTATATCTAATTCAACAGTATCATATTCAATATTAGCACCAACTGCAGCTCAATATGCTAATAATGATTACTATTTAAATGCTAATGGTCAGTGGAGTAGAGTTGTTACCGGATCAAATACATATATTCAATTTAATGATTCGGAAACTCTAGGCAGTTCATCAAGTTTAACATTTAATAAAACATCGACCACACTCAGTGTAGGGACATTTACTGCTAATTCAACCGTTGTAAATTCAACTGCTTATAATATTGGTTCAAATTTTATAGCAAATTCTACCGGTATATATGCCGGCGTAGTTAATGGTTCAAGTATAACAGTTGGTACTTCAATAATAGCTAATACTACCAGATTAGCAATTGGTACTGCAGTTGGTCTACAAGCTAACAATGGTATAGGTACTTCTGGTCAAGTATTAACTTCAAATGGTACTACAGTGTATTGGAGTACACCATCTGCAGGTGTTGCAGGTTCTAATACACAAATACAATTTAATGATGCTGGAGCTCTAGCAGGTGATACTGGTTTAACATTTAATAAAACAACAGATACATTATCTACTAATACAATTTTAGCCACTAGCACAATAAATGCTGCTAGTCATACCGTTGGTACTAACACAATTGCCAATTCAACTGGTGTATTTACAACTGGAACAGTTAACGGCGCAACAATTAGTGTTGGTACATCAGTAATTGCTAATACTACTAGATTAGTAATTGGTACTGCAGTTGGTCTACAAGCTAACGGTGGTATAGGTACTTCCGGTCAGGTATTAACGTCGAATGGCACTACAATATACTGGGGATCTGCGGGTGCAAGTGGTACTGTAACATCTGTAGCGACTGGTAATGGTCTTACAGGTGGACCAATTACAACTACTGGTACGGTATCAATATTAGCAAATAGTGGTATAACTGCTAATACCACAGGGTTATTTGTTACTCAAGGTACTGGTTTGGTAGTAAATGCTACTGGTGTTCATGTAAATGCTACATACATTGGAACACTTGCAGCAAACTCTTCTACATACTTAGGCTCAGTTAATAATTTAGGTAATACTACAGGAATTTATACTACTGGCACTATTAATGCTGCTAGTCATACTGTTGGTACTTCAACTATTGCAAATTCCACTGGTGTATTTACAACTGGAACAGTTAACGGCGCAACAATTAGTGTTGGTACTTCAACAATTGCCAATTCAACTGGTGTATATACTGGTGTTGTAAACGGTTCAAGTTTAACAGTTAGTACTTCAACTATTGCAAATTCCACTGGTGTATTTACAACTGGCACCGTTAATGGTGCAACAATTAGTGTTGGTACATCAGTAATTGCTAATACTACTAGATTAGTAATTGGTACTGCAGTAGGTTTACAGGCTAACGGTGGTATAGGTACTTCTGGTCAGGTATTAACTTCAAATGGTACTACAGTTTATTGGGCGGGAGCAGGCGTTGCCGTTACTGCAAATAATACTGATTCACAAACGTTTTTCATTCCCATGTCGAATTCCACTACAGGAACATGGTCTAATGGTGTAGTATCTAACACTAAACTATATTTTGTACCATCCACGGGTACATTAAATGCTACAATCTTTAATTCACTATCTGATAGAAAACAAAAGATTAATATTGTCACAGCACCTGTTGGATTTATTGATGCAATTCGTGGTGTTGAGTATAATTGGAAAGATACTGGTAAGAAATCATCTGGTGTAATTGCTCAAGAAATAGAGGAATATCTACCTCATCTTGTTGAAACCAAAGATGGTTCAAAAAGTGTTAATTATTCTGGTTTGATAGCTTATTTGATTGAAGAGATTAAAGAATTAAAAGATAGAGTAAAGGCATTGGAGAATAAATAATGCCTAATTTTAGTGGCGGTGAAGGTGAATTATCAGAATTATATCTAAGTGAAACCGATATATTAGAAAGATATGTTGGCAATCAGTTGTGGTTATGGGGTAGTAATACTGTTGGACAACTTGGTGACAACTCAGTAACTCACCGTTCATCACCAGTACAGACCATTTCTGGTGAAACCAACTGGAAACAAATAAGTGTTGGTGTAGGTCATTCTGCGGCTATAAAAACAGATGGTACTTTATGGTCATGGGGTAATAATTATAGTATAACTGTTGGTGGTCAATTAGGTGATAATACTAGTATTCATCGTTCATCTCCAGTGCAGACAGTTGCTGGTGGAACTAATTGGAAACAAGTAAGTTGTGGTAGTTATTTTACAGCAGCAATTAAAACAGATGGTACTCTTTGGTTATGGGGTAGTAACACTAATGGTGTACTGGGTGATAATACAACAGTCTCCAAATCATCACCAGTACAAACAGTCTCAGGCGGCACAAACTGGAAACAAATAAGTGGTTCTGCGGCTATAAAAACAGATGGTACTCTTTGGTTATGGGGTAAAAATACTGATGGACAACTTGGTGACAACTCAGTAACTCACCGTTCATCGCCAGTACAAACAGTCTCTGCTGGTACTAATTGGAAACAAGTAAGTGTTAGTGGTAGTGGTAATTCTACAGCAGCAATTAAAACAGATGGTACTCTATGGTTATGGGGTCTTAATGGTAATGGGCAACTAGGTGACAATTCTATAACCAGTCGTTCATCTCCAGTACAGACAGTCTCGGGTGGCACTAATTGGAAACAAGTAAGTTGTTTTAATGAAACTACAGCAGCAATTAAAACAGATGGTACTCTATGGTTATGGGGTAAAAATACTGATGGACAACTTGGTACTAATGATATAGTTCATCGTTCATCACCAGTACAAACAGTCTCAGGAGGTACTAACTGGAAACAAGTAAGTGTTGGCGTAGGTCATTCTGCGGCTATAAAAACAGATGGTACTTTATGGTCATGGGGTAGTAATGCAAATGGACCATTAGGTGATAATACTACTACTGCTAAATCATCACCAGTGCAGACAGTTGCTGGTGGAACTAATTGGAAACAAGTAAGTTGTGGTAGTTATTTTACAGCAGCAATAACTTATACAGAATCATAAGAGGAAACTATGTTTTTTGCACTAGTACATAATAATTTTGTATCAATTGGACCAAGACTTTGGAATAAACTTCTTTTTGAAGAAGCACTTCAAGAGGAATGTGATATTACCTATACTTTGCCAACTAGAAATGACGAAGGAACTCCTTTTATCATTGCACCTAATGTAATGATCTTACCAATAGTTTCTTTATCACAACCAGTATTTAATGCAAAGATACAAAGACTTGATGGTCCTTACTGGGTCTTTACAGATACAGAAGCACAAATGAGTTTTACAGTTGTTGATCTTCCGATTGAAGCTGTAAAAAATCAACTTAAAGTTGTTATAGCTAATAATAGATATACCAAAGAAGTTGGTGGTATAAAGATGACTATTCAGGGTATAGAAGTATCAATTGATACTGCCCGTGGTTCAAGAGAAATTTTCTTTGATGCTTATAACAGCATGGAACCATCAGAAACTATTAATTGGAAATTTCCAGAATGTTGGTTGACTCTTACTAAAGATGAACTTGGTTCAATTGTAGCTGCTGGTAAACTTCATATTCAAACATGTTTTGATTGGGAAAGAGATAAAGATCAAGAGATAGATTCTGCTCAGACTCTCCAAGCATTAGATGCTATAGTTCTTAATTTTGAGTAATAATAATGGCTAGTATCTATGATGCTAATACAAATTACACCGTGAATGGAACTGATCTTAGATATAATCCTGGAATGGTCACGCGTGAGTATTTAATAGATGTTTATCCATCATTAATAGATAATTTTAGATTTGCTGGTTTATGGACTTGGGGTGATAATAGTTTTGGACAATTAGGTATAAATAATATATTAAATTATTCTTCTCCGGTTCAAACAATATCTGGTGGCACTAATTGGAAACAAGTTAGCGGTGGAAGTAGTACAACAGCTGCAATCAAGACTGATGGCACATTGTGGCTTTGGGGATTAAATAGTAATGGACAATTAGGCGATAATACAATTACGCATCGTTCTTCTCCGGTTCAAACAATATCTGGTGGCACTGATTGGAAACAAGTAAGTTGCGGTGGAACTTTTACAGCTGCAATTAAAACTACTGGCACTTTATGGTTATGGGGTGAAAACCTTTATGGTCAATTAGGCACAAATGATCGCATTTATAAATCATCACCAGTTCAAACAGTCTCTGGTGGCACTAACTGGAAACAAGTAAGTTGTGGTGGTAGCCATGCTGCCGCTATTAAAAATGATGGTACTTTATGGTTGTGGGGAAAAAATACACCAAGTGGATTTTCTGGCGGTCAACTTGGTGATAATACATTATTACACAGATCATCGCCCGTTCAAACAATTGCCGGTGGAACTAATTGGAAACAAGTAAGTTGTGGTAGTGAACATACGGCAGCCATTAAAACAGATGGCACTCTGTGGTTATGGGGTTCAAATGCAACTGGCGGTTTAGGTAATGATCTTAATAGTGATAGATCATCACCAATACAAACTGTTACCGGTGGTACCAATTGGAAACAAATAGAATGTGGACAAGAAAATACTGCCGCTATTAAGACTGATGGTACTTTGTGGTTGTGGGGATTTAATCAAAATGGTGCATTGGGTGACAATACACGGACTCATCGTTCCTCACCAGTACAAACAGTCTCTGGTGGTACTAACTGGAAACAAGTTAGTCTTGGTAGTTTTTTTACAGGTGCTATTAAAAATGATGGTACCTTGTGGACTTGGGGTGTAAATACATCCGGTCAACTTGGCGATAATACTGTAGTTAGCAAATCATCTCCGATTCAAACAATCTCCACTGGTACAAATTGGAAACAAGTAATCTGTGCATCCAGTATAACAATATGTATTAGAGATGATTCATCTGATCCATTTAGAGCAGAACCAATATGATAAGTCCACTTATTAAATTAATAACAATCGATGGATTCTTTTCTGAAGAACAAGCAACTAATTTATATAATATAACCAAAAATCTCAGTTTTACAGAAAAAGAATTTGGTTTAGAAATAGATCAATTTAATATGGTGCCAGAAAATGCTAATGAATTATTCTCTGGAATCTTTAATACCAATATTATTGTAGATGAAGAACGTTCTGGTATATTTCGTATTCCACGGCATTTTATTCATTTTGAAAGCTTTGATAGCATCAATGAATGGATATTTGTATGTGCACTCGAAAAATCATTTTTAACTATATACGAGCATCTTGATACTGGTTCAAAGACAGCACTAGATGAATATAAGTTAGGTTATATGGATCTATTACAATGGGACTATCAAGCTCAACATCAATTATCCCCAGGACAAGGCGTTTTATTTCGCCCATGGCTGTTTCATTCGCTTGATTGTGGGTTAGTTCAGATCTTTAGATTAAGAGAGACCGATTAATGACTACTAATTATCGTATGAATGGTACGGACTTTGATGATCTATTTGTTAGAAAAGATATATTCACAGAAGGTGGTTTATGGTTATGGGGATTTGCATCTTTTGATAATACCAATTTAGATAAAGTTTCTCCTGTACAAATTTTTGGTGGTGGTACAAATTGGAAATTAATTGCATCTTCTAAAGATACATTTTCAGATAGTTTTAGCGAAAGCCATGCTGGAATTAAAACTGATGGTACTTTATGGACTTGGGGTAGGAATGGTGGTGGTCAATTGGGTGATAATACCACCACACATCGTTCTTCACCAGCTCAAACAATATCCTCTGGCACAAATTGGAAAACCGTTTCTGTTGGTAGTCAATATACATTAGCAATTAAAACTGATGGTAATTTATGGCTTTGGGGTAAAAATGATTTTGGTCAACTTGGTACTAATGATATAGTTCATCGTTCTTCTCCAGTACAAACTGTTGCAGGTGGCATCAATTGGAAACAAATAAGCGGTGGTTGGAGACACACAGCAGGAATTAAAACTGATGGTACTTTATGGTTATGGGGTTATAATTTATTGGGTCAACTTGGCGATAATACAATTGTTTCTAAATCTTCACCTGTTCAAACAATTGCGGGTGGTACTACTTGGAAACAGGTAAGTTGTGGCTCTTATCACACAGCCGCTATTAAAACTGATGGTACTTTATGGACTTGGGGTGGTAATGGTAATGGTGTACTGGGTGACAATACACGGACTCATCGTTCCTCACCAGTACAAACTGTTGCAGGTGGTACAAATTGGAAACAAGTAAGTTGTGGTGATTATCATATATCATCAATTAAAACTGATGGTACTTTATGGTCATGGGGTTATAATAATTATGGTGTATTAGGTGATAATACACAAATTAATAAATCATCGCCTGTTCAAACTGTTGCAGGTGGTACAAATTGGAAACAAGTAGATGCACATTATCATAATGCTGCTGTTAAAACTGACGGCACTCTATGGTTATGGGGTTATAATTTATACGGTCAGATTGGTGATAACACTAATTTAAATAGCAAATCATCGCCAGTTCAAACTGCACATGTTGGAACAAATTGGAAAATGGTTTCAGCAGGCGGATATGCATCTATGGGGATTAGAGGTGATTATTGGGCATAATAAATAACTCTGTGATAATCATGGAGTTATATTATGTACAAACTAAACGTCGGCTCAGGCTATAAAAGAATCAATGGATTCATCAATATTGATTCTGATCCTAACTGCAAACCAGATCACGTATTAGACATAGAGACAGATAGTCTCCCATTTCAAGATAATTCGGTTGATGAAGTTATCTGTCATCATATTTTAGAACATCTAGGGTTTGGTTTTTTTCATTTTATAAAAGAACTCTACAGAATTTGTGCTGATCAAGCAATTATAAATATTAGAGTGCCACACCCACGACATGATATATTTTTGATAGATCCGACACACAAACGCCCGATCTATCCTGATACATTAGCTATGTTTTCAAAAAAAAGAAATGGAATAGACATAGAAGCAGGTGGGTGTGAATCTACCCTAGGTCTTATGTATGATGTTGATTTTGAAGTCGTTGATGTAGATTACGTGTTGAATCCTTTCTATCATAATTTGTTTCAGACTATTTCCAACGAACAATGTGATCTAATAGTTCAGTCACAAAACAACGTCATTCAAGAAATTCTTATCAAGCTAATGGTAGTAAAATGAATCCGCTAGCGACCGCTGAGTTCTTAATAAGTCATAAATTGAATGATGACGCTAAAGTAGTCTTGGATATCATGAAGAAGTACTGCAAGACAGTCGCGCAGATGGACGCAATCGGTAAGCTGTACGCGGATATCCGTGAGTTCAATGATTGTTTAGAACTAGCTATTAGAATTCATGACACCGTGTCACATCCTAAAGAAAAGTGGGATGCTAGAGTCAATATCATTCGTGCATGTCTCAATACAAACAAACCACTTGAAGCACTGAAATATATAAACATCAATGAAAAAATTGATCCAAACGATCATCCAAATCGTATGGATAAAGCAATGGCTTGTTTTCTTCTGAATAGAAAAACAGAAGGTGAAGCATTGCTTAGATCAATACTTACCGAACCTAGAACCGATGATATTGATGCTCGAGTAAGATTTAATCTTGGTACATATGAATTAGCAAATGGTGACTTCAAACCTGGCTTGAGAAAAGTGTTACTAGATGGAAGAAAATTAAATATCTGGCACAAGTATTCATTACCAGTAGAACAACAATGGGAAGGAATTCCACAACCGGGTAAGACCATACTGATGTGTGCCGAGGGTGGTATGGGTGATGAAATTATATCAGTTCGATTTCAGAAACAATTCCGTGATGTTGGTATGAATCCTATTTGGTATACTGATAGAAAAGACTTGGCATCTGTATTCAGACGCTGTGGTTTTGATGTCATAACATCACTTTCTGACTATAAGCCTGAATGGCTTTGGTGTTACTCTATGCCGTCACCTTCATATCTGGAACTAGATGAAGATCAACTTTGGTATGGACCATATCTAAAACCAATTAAAAAAGCAAAAAAATTAGATGGATCTTTAAAAATTGGTCTAAAATGTATGGGTAATCCCAAATATGATCAGGATCTACACAGAACCATACCAGTACATCAGGTATTAGATTGTTTTCATCCAGAAGCTACTATCTATTCATTTCACGTTGATGAAGATATACAAAGTGATAGAGTCATTTCATTGCGTAATGAAATAAACTCATGGGATGATACACTTGATTTTCTGGATCAAATGGATCTAGTAGTATCAAGTTGTACTAGTTTAGCACATGCTGCTTCTGCTATGGGTAAGAAAACAATAGTTATGGTGCCCATATTAAATTACTATACTTGGGCTAGACCTGGTCGACATTCTAAATGGTATTCACAAAATACAACAATATTGAGACAGACAGAATATGATAACTGGAATTCTCCAGTTGAAGAATTGAGGTTATGTATTGATGAATTATACCATTCATAAAAGAAACATAAACATAACTTCTATAGTCAGTACCGAACCAGAGTCATCTGTTCCATGTGGTTCTTGTAATGCTTGCTGCAAGTTATTGTCACCGCATTTGACACCAGATGAAGTGTCATCTGGTAAATACCCTATTTCTTTAATTCAACCTACACCTGAAATGATTATGCATGATCCAACCATTGGACCTGTAGTCACCATGTTTAAAAATAAAGATGGTGGATGCTCTATGTTTATAGATAATAAATGTTCTATCTATGAAGATAGACCAAGAGCATGTCGTATATTTGATTGCAGAAAAGGTCATCATCCAAAGACTAATGAAATAGCTCATGAAAAGTTTGGAATTTAAATTATGAAAACTGCGGCTTACACAATCTGTAAGAATGAGAAACAATATGTAGAAAAGTGGTTATATTACACCCGTAACTTCACTTATAGAGTATTGTTAGACACAGGATCAACTGATTGTACATATGAAGAATTACGGAAAGCAGCACAATCAGATCCAAATTTAATACTAGAACAAAAGACTTTTATTCCATGGAGATTTGATACAGCCAGAAGATACAATTTGAATATGATACCTACTGATGTTGATTGGTGTCTGTCTCCTGATATGGATGAATATTTTTCCATAAACGTACTTAAAGAAATGGAAAATACTATAATCAATTATCCAAATGTAACTAATATATCATGTGACAGACTAGATGTATATTCAGAAGTAGTGAGGGTAGGACCACCAAATCATTTAGGGACTAATAAGATACATCGTAGACATGATTACACATGGAATCAACCGATCTATGAACACTTGTCTTGGATACATAAAGACAGACCCGAGGTAGAGATATACAATAAAGACATATACTTAGTTCATGATCAAGACTTTAAGAAACAGTCAAGACCGGAACTTTATCTCAAGATGTTACGAGAAGAGTACGAGGCTAACCCGACCAATGACTGGTGTCTATGGTTTTTGGTCAATCATTACTTCAAAGAAAAAGATCTAGATAATTTCATAGAGACTGCTACTGTGTTTGTGGGGTGTGCCACCGAGACTAACAAAAAAGTACAAGTGTTAAATGAATTGATGAAGTTTTATAAACACCCAGAAGTAAACTCAGATACAAAAGAAAAGATAAAGAGAGTCTTTGAATCTTATAAATAAAGATAAAATGACTTTAGGGTTTAAAGATGGCAGCACGAGTAAACATAGTTATAGATCAGGGTACTACGTTCAACACCACATATAGTTTCACTGATGATAATGATGAGCCAATTAATTTCACCACTTTTTCAGCTAACTCACAGATGCGTAAGTCATACTCATCTAATACGGCTTACACATTCACTGTTGGGCTAGCTAACAACGGCGTCATCACTTTGTCTATGAATTCAGCCACGACCAGTACGATAACAGCCGGTCGTTACATGTATGACTTAGAAGTACAAGATACAAATGGCACTCGTTCAAGATTAGTTGAGGGTATGGTTACAGTTACACCGGAGATAACCCGATGACTGTAAGTATAAAACTAAAAAATCTTAATGGTTCTTTAGTTGCTAATAGATCTTATGTACCTATTAAGTCAGGATTACAAACTATAAAGCTAACCGGTTCAAACGGATCTTTAGTTTCTTATCCTACTAATGTTCCTACTGTATCTACGACTGCTATTAATGATTTATCGCAATATCCAAATACTGCTACAGTCTTATCATATGACGCTACTACTTATGCTAATGCAGTAGCTTATGTGATTGCTAATTATACTAGTACAAATTCTTTGCAATTAAACACTTTAAATGATATTGATGCACCACCGACAATATCAAATAACAGTACATTGGTTTATGATACCACTACTAATAAATATGTTGTAAAACAAGTAGACCTTAACGGGGGCACTTTCTAATGTCTAATCTGATTCAAATTAAAAGAAGTTCTACAACAACTATACCAGCTTCTTTACAAGAAGGTGAACTAGCTTACACTTCAAACGGTGATGTATTTTACATTGGTAGTCCTAATGGTTCTATAGTAGCTATCGGTGGTCTTCGCACACCTGGTACACTGACCGCGAATCAAGCTTTAGTAGCTAACTCTTCTGGCAGCATTAACGAACTTCGAACCGCAATAGCTAATGTTGGTTCTATCTATGCTAACGGATCTTTTGGTTCTGCTGGTCAATTACTTACTAGCAATTCTTCTGGTGTGTATTGGTCGACCCCAGCACCCAGTGTAGCTGGTTCTGATACTCAGATTCAGTTTAATGATGGAGGCTCATTATCTGGTGATTCTGGTCTAACTTTTAATAAGACTACTGATACTTTATCTACTAACACCGTATTAGCTACAAGTGTTGTAAATGCTGCTACACTTAGTGTTGGTACAAGCACAGTAGCAAATTCAACCGGTGTATTTACGACCGGCGCAGTAAATGGCGCAATACTCAGTGTCGGATCTTCCATAGTAGCTAACTCTTCTAGGCTAGTAATTGGATCTGCAGTAGGACTTCAAGCTAACGGTGTAATTGGTACGTCTGGTCAAGTATTAGCTTCTAACGGTACGTCTGTTTATTGGACTGATGCCGGTGGTTCTGGCACAGTAACATCTGTATCTTCTGGCAATGGTTTAACTGGTGGTCCGATTACTTCATCTGGCACACTCTCGGTGCAAGCTGGAACAGGCGTCACAGTCAACTCGACCGGTGTTCACATTGGTCAAGACGTTGGCACGACTTCCGGTGTAACGTTTGGTTCACTGTCCGTCACAGGCAACGTAGCACTCGGTGACGCTGGTTCTGATACAGTATCACTGAACGGCGCTGTGAATACCGGTATTATGCCTTCTGCCAATGTTACCTATAACATTGGCAATAACACAATGCGTTGGGCAGAAATTCACACATCAAACCTACATGCGGTTGGTGGTTACTTTGATGGCAGTGTTCAAATTTCTGGTAATCTTTCTGTACTTGGTACAACTACTACAGTAAGCGCTAACAACCTTATCGTTGATGACTCACTCATTCAGTTAGCCGCAAACAACACGAGTTCTGATTTATTAGATATTGGCTTCTTTGGTAGCTACAACGTCGATAATGGTGCTCATGAACACGCTGGTTTGTTTCGTGATGCTTCTGAAGATGTATTTAAATTATTTAAAGGTCTTCAAGACTCTCCCACAAATGTAGTAAATACTAATGGTACTGGTTACACTACTGCTACACTATTAGCATACCTATCTTCAGGTGCACTATCAACAAATGCAACACATGTAGCTATAACAGCCAATTCAACAGTTAATGTGTCGATAGTCGCTAATACGCTAACTCTAGCTACAGCTTTAATTGGAACTAGTGGTGGTACTGGCAAGTCTACCATGACAAACAATGCTATACTTGTTGGTAATAGTACTAACGGCTTTAATGAGTTAGTCTTAGGAACAAATGGATATGTTCTACAATCTAATGGCACAGCTTTAGTCTATGACACATTAGATGGTGGTACATTCTAAAAAAAGGAACTTTATATTATGAATGAAAATGTGACTGATAGTGATGTCTTTATCAATACTTACATAAAAAAACAAGAAGATTTTATTGTAAAAATGATAAGAGAAAAGTTGGAGCTTGAAACAAAGCTCCAACTAGTACAAACAGCCTTGATAGAAAAAATTAATGAAAAGAATAATGTTGATGAGTTACTTAAACAATCTGTTAACGGTGTTCAGACTCTGACGATTGAACGAGATAACTTAAAGAAAGAAATTGATTCATCCACTGAGAGATCAGAAGCTTTTCGTAAAAAATGTGAACAACTTACTAATTCACTAGTAGAAGAACAAAATAAGACTCGTGAATTGACTATAATAAAAAATGATTACGATACACTAAAGATTAACTATAACTTGGTCAAGAATTCACATGAGACTTTGCAATCTAAGTTAGATGAATTACAAGCCGAAAAAATAATCAAGAAAAAAAAGACTTGATAAGGAAAATATTAATTAACTATGGCTAACACTAGGTTTCAACACAAAAGAAGTACTGTAAGTGGTGTATCACCCACTACTTCCGACATAGCTACGGCTGAATTAGCCATCAATGTGGCTGATAGAAAATTATTTACTTCTAACGGAACAAGTGTGTTTGAACTTGGTTCTAACTTAGTTAATTTATCAGTAACCGGTAATGCTAATATTAAAGCTATCATAGCAAATGGTAGTTTAGGAACAGCTGATCAAATTTTAACTAGTAACGGTTCAGCCATTTATTGGTCAACAAGCACCAGCAGTGGTTTTAGCAATGGTCAATCTATATCTGTAAATAATTTTGTAATTACTGGTGCTTTTACTGCTAATAATAGCAACGGTACTTCAGGCCAAGTATTAACTTCTAATGGAACCGGTGTATACTGGTCCACTTCATCAGGCGGCACAACTATCAATAAAGTTGTAGCCATGACTATTTTATTCGGGAGATAATAGATGGCTGCACCAAATATAGTCAATGTAGCTAATATTGCAGGAAAAACAGCTGTAGCAAACGTCTCAACTACTGCAGCAAATGTCGTTGAGAATTCTGCTGCTAGTGGTACTGTATTGAAAATTAATACTCTTTTGATTTCAAATATTGATGGCACTAGCGCAGCAGAAATAACTACTTCTTTATTTAGAAGTTCAGTAGCTTATCCTATAGCTTCTACGATTTCTGTTCCAGCTGATGCTACTCTAGTTGTTCTTTCAAAAGATACATCAATGTATTTAGAAGAAGGTGATGCTATAAGATGTTCGGCATCAGCAAACGGTGACTTAGTAGCAATATGCAGCTATGAGATTATAAGTTAGGATTGAAACATTGAGTTCTAATTTTTTTAATGGTGGTATAATAGGTAAATCTAATAATCCAACATCTAATGTAGCTAGTGGTGTTTGGTCATTAATAATACAATTTTTAAGTCAATCAGCTAATTCTTGGCCTATATTAAAA